GCAGGTCATCCGCATCGGCGAAGTCACGGCGTCGTCGCAGGGTGAGTCGAACTACCTAGCCGTGCCGCTCGACGTGGAGGTCGTGTTCTAATGGCAATGAAGACCGCTCAGGCCAGCAGGGTCGCCGTCGGGCTGCTCAACGCTTCCGGCTACACCAAGGGCTACTCGCTGACGGCGCAGACCGCTGCGCTCGATACGACGGTGCTCACCGACACCGCCAAGACGTTCATCATCGGGCAGGACGAGTCGTCCGGGTCGCTCGACATGCTCTTCGACACCGTCGGCACCACGGCGCTGCAGTACGACGCGTTCAAGTCGCAGAAGGCGACCGGGCCGTACCCGCTGACGCTGTGCCCCGATGGTTTCGCTGTCGGCGAAGTGGCCGTGATGGTGAACGCTCACCTCGGCAACTTCACCGGCGCATCGTCGGTGTCGGATCTGGTGACGTGCTCGGCGGCGTTCCAGTCGACCGGCAACTTCGATGTCGGCCTGGTGGTCGAGAACTTCACCGCCATCACCGTCGACACCAGCGGCACCGCACGCGACCAGACCGCCGCCACAGCCAACGGCGGCGTGGGACACATCCACGTCACGGCGTTCTCCGGCCTCACCAACAACGCTTGTCGCATTGAGCACAGCGTCGACGGTTCGACCGGCTGGGCCACGTTGGTCACCTTCGCCACCTACACCGGCGTCACCTCGGAACGTGTCGAGGTCGCCGCTGGCACCACGGTCCGTCGATACCTCCGGGTGGTCGACGACGTGACGGGCACCGGCTCGACCACTCGGTTCGTGTCGTTCGCTCGCCGCTAATCACACCACCCCCCACCACCCAAGGAGCCGATCATGGCCTTTCGTGCAGGTACCACCACCTTCATCGCACTCGACGGCGTCAACGGCGCCGGCACCAACGTCTCACGTTTCGCTGACTCGTTCGACTGGCCGCAGTCGGTCGAGACGCAGGAAGTCAGCGCCTTCGGCACCGCCGCCAAGGCGTTCATCAACGGCCTGACCGACGGCGACACCGTTTCGATCAGCGGCCCCTACGACGCCCCGATGTTCTCGCTGCTGACCGGCGTGAAGGCGGCGCAGTCGGCGGGCTCGTCGACCATGACGATCCTGTGGGGTCCGGGCGGGTCGGTGTCGGGCGAGGCCCGTGTCACCGCTGAGGCGTGGGTGACGAGCGTGTCGCTGTCGTCGTCGGTCGGCGGCCGTGTCGAGTTGTCGGCATCGCTGCAGGTGACCGGCGCCGTCACGAACAACACCTGGTAATGGCCGACACGCTCGACTCGTTCGGGCGCAAGGTCGACGGGTTCATCAGCGAGATCGAAGCCGAGAAGCTGCGCGCCATCGCCACCAAGGTCGGTGTCAAGGCCAAGCAGCTCGCCACCGAGGCGGCGTCTGCGGACCTCGGTGGCGACCCGGCGTTCAGCGGGTGGCGACCGGCGACGAACCACCTGGCTACCCGCTTCGACCATGTCCGGCCGGGCGTCATCTCGTTCCACCCGACCGCACGGTCGGCGGGGCCGTGGACCGTCGCCGAGTTCGGCCGCAACCAGGCCGCCGGGCCTCGCATGGTCGGGCCACGCCTGACCAAGACAGGCAAGGTCTCCAAGGCCCGCCAGCGTCGCTACAACGGCAAGACCGAGGGCAAGAACACGGCCAGCGATGCGCTGGCCAAGATCGAGCCGATGGTGCCGGACGTGGTCGACGCCGAGGTGACGAAGGCCATCCGCAAGTTCTTCTCCTGAGGCGGTGACCGTGGCGAACAAGATCAGCGTCATCATCGACGTTGCCGTCGACAAGGGCGTCACGTCACTCAAGAAGTTCCGCTCGGCGATCGGCGAGGCCGAGACGGCGAGCGGCAAGATGCGCGCCGGGTTCGACGTCGCCAAAGAGTCGATCGTCGCCAACGCTGCGAACATCGCAATGGCCGCCGGCGGTGCGCTGATCGCCTTCGGCGTGAAGTCGGTCAAGGCGTTCCAGGACACGGCACTCGCCGCTGGTGCGTTCAGCGATGCGACCGGCCTGGCTGTCGATGAGGCTAGCCGCTTCATCGAGGTCGCTGGCGACATCGGCATCGAGGCCGGGACCGTCGAGACGGCGCTCGGCAAGATGAACAAGACGCTCGGCGGCTCGCCGGAACTGTTTGCCGAACTCGGCGTCGAGATCGCCAAGACGGGCACCGGCGCCACCGACGTAAACGGCACGTTCTTGAACGTCGTCGACCGGCTGAACGCCATCGAGGACCCGGCGGAGCGGGCGCGTGTGGCGTCGCAGTTGCTCGGCAAGGGCTGGCAGGGCATGGCCGAACTGATCGGCCAGGGGTCCGCCGAGTTGAAGGCGTCGCTTGCTGGCGTCGCCGACGCCCAGGTGATCGACCCCGACGAACTGAAGAAGGCTCGCGAGTTCCGCGACCGGATGGACGACCTGAACGACCGGCTGCAGGCCGTGATGATGACCGTCGGCGAAGAGCTCGTTCCGGCGCTGTCTGATGCTGCCGAAACCATCGGCACGGTGACCGATGCGCTCCAAGCGGCCAGCAGCGCCGCCGAGGATCTGACCGGCACCGATCTGGCCGGATGGGCACAGAAACTGACCAGCCCCGTCGATGTCGCAACCTCAGCGATGGACCTGTTCACCGATGCGATCGGGTCCAACGTCTCCGCCACTGACGGGATCGGTTACGCCTGGGATTACTTCACCGGCAACCTTGAGGATGGCACCACCACCATCGGTTACGGCACCGAAGCCGCCGCCGAGATGGCACGGATCTACGGCGAGCGGGTCACCCCGGCCGTCGACAAGGCGACCACCCATTTCGAGGACCTCGAGGGCGCGACCGCCAGGCTGAACGACACGTACGCCATCCTCAAGGGCACGCTTGACGAGGGCGATGCGCTCGACAAGGCCGCCGAGGCGACGTGGAACTTCCGCAGCGAGACCGACCGCACCGAAGCCGAGGTGCGCGACTACACCCGCGCCCTCGCCGACACGGTCGTCGCGCTGACCGAGATGCCCGACGAGCAGAAGACGAACCTACTGCTGAAGCTCGAAGAGGGCGACCTTGCGGCCGTCGAGGCGGCACTGGCCCGCTATCGCGAGGGCGTCAATGTGCCGATCCGCTTCAAGGGCCAGGGCAGTGTCGGCTTCGAGAAGCGGGCGATGGGCGGCCCGGTCAATGCCGGGCAGCCGTACATCGTCGGCGAGCGTGGCCCCGAGATCGTGGTGCCCGGCCGGAGCGGCACCGTCATCCCGAACAACCGGATCGGTGTCGGCGGCGGCTCGCCGACCACGGTGAACATCTACACCAACGCCGACCCGAACTCGACGAAGGCGGCGCTTCGCCGGTTCGACCGACGCAACGGGCCAGGCATCTGATGCCGGTCCCCGCCATCACCGTCGAGGCGGCGTTCGGCCTCATCAACCCTGGCGACTTCGTGGTCGGCACGTCGCTCGTCGGCGGTCCCGACCTCATCTCGTCGGGCTTCAACACGATTACGTCTGCGGCAGAGCTGGTGACGATCCGGCGTGGCCGGTGGTCGCAGGTGACCGATGTGATCGACGCCGGCGACATGACCGTCCAGGTGCTGAACCTCGACCGGGCGTTCGATCCGACCTACACCCTGTCGCCGTACTACGGACGGGTGCGTCCCGGCCTCGGCATCCGGGTGCGGGCGACGGCACCGACGTTCGGCGCCAAGTCACTGATGACCGGCCAGGCCGACGAGCTCGGCTTTGAGTACGACGTCAGCGGCCGCAGCGTGACGGTCTTTCGTGGCACCGACGCCCTCGGGCAGTTGGGTGCCGCCGAGTTCGACGCATGGACGAACAGCGCCGTGTCGGTGCCGAACAAACTGCTGGCGATCTGCTCACGCTCCGAGGTGGCGTTCCCGACGACGAAGACGTCGTTCGGCGCTGGCATCGAGACGCTGCAAAGCGACTCGGTGTCGTGGGGCTCGAACGTTCTGAACTACATGCAGCAGATCGCCCAGTCGGAGATCGGCTACTTGTGGGCCGACGCCGACAACATGCTCACGTTCCGCAACCGCACCGTCGCTGGCACCGTCGCTTCGTCGGCCACGTTCGGCACCAGCGGCATCGCCTACCAGACCATCGCCGCCAAGTACGGCGAGTTCCTGTTCAGCAGGGTCGGCGTCGATCGCGAGGGCGGCACGAACCAGACGGCGCAGGTGTCGAACCTGGCGGCATGGCAGGCGGCCAACGGGTCGCCCCGGACGCTCAAGCTCACCAACCTGCTCCTCGCCTCCGACGCTCAGTCGTTGGCGCTGGCGAACTACCTCCTGACGCAGTACTCGTCGCCGACGTGGCAGGTGTCGGAGGTCGGCGTCGAGCTCGGGCCGCTGTCGAACGCCGACACGGACACAATGCTGTCGCTCGACATCGGCAGCGTCGTCACCGTGGACTTCACCCCGAACGACATCGCCCCGGTGATCACCCAGAAGTGCCTCGTGCAAGGCGTGCAGCACGACATCGTCCCCGGCTCGCACCGGATGACGCTGTCGCTGATCGCCGCCCCGGTTGCCCTGTTCGTCGTCGGCACGTCGCTCGTCGGCGGCACCGACGTCGTCGGCTTCTAACCCACCCCCGAAGGAGTACTGATGGCGCAGAAGACGTCATGGAACGGCGCTACCCTGACCGAGTCCGACATCAACACCTACCTCATGGGTGAGGGTGGCGCCTGGACGACGTGGACGCCGACCCTGCAGCAGGCGGGTGTCGTGACGGCAACGGTCACGCATGCGGTGTACGGCCGCTGGGGCAGACTCATCATCGCCTCGTTCCGCCTGACGGCGACCGGCGCTGGCTCGGCGAACTTCGCCGTGCAAGTGTCACTGCCAGCGACGGCGGCGCGAGCGCAGGGAGTCTTGGGCACAGGCGTCATCTTCGACTCGTCGGCGGCACTGGTGTACTCGGGCACCGCCGTCCTGACGTCGACGACGGCTTTGCAGTTCGAGGGGCAGGGCGGCGGCGTCTCGCCAAACAGCCTCGGGTCGACTGGCTCGTACTTCACTGCTGCGCTGGCCGCCAATGACGTCATCACGGCGACGATCACCTACGAGGCGGCGTCGTGACCCCCACCATCACCCCCCGCATCGACCTCGGCCTGCCCGCCCGGGTGACGAACGTGAACCGGATCACCGCTCGGCCGCCGCTGGCGCGCAACCTCGGGATGATCGTCGTGCACTACACCGGCGTCGCCCGGTCGTACGCGACCGCCGACCTCGCCAAGTCGGTGCAGTCGATCCACCGGTGGCGAGCCAACGAGTACAACTACGTCGTCCACATGGACGGCCGCATCGCCGAGTTCGCCGGCGCCTACCAGGCGGCGCACTGCGCAGGCCGCAACGCCACCTCGTACGGCGTGCTGTTCCTGAACGGCACCAACGACCCGTGCACCGATGCGCAGGTCGCCTCGTTCCGCTGGCTGGTCGACGTGCTCAAGTGGACGCAGGCGGTCGCGCCGGGCGTGCGGATCGTGCAGCACGGCCAGGTCGCCGCCACGGCGTGCCCCGGCCGGGTAAAGGAGCGCTGGGCGGAGTTGGTGGCATGACGACCGTCATCGTCGCCGTCATCGGCGGTGCGTTCGGCCTGGCCACGATCTGGCTACAGGCACGGGTGCACCGAGACAACCGCAGCGACCACGCCAAGACGGCCGAGGTGGTCGACACCATCGCCGCTGTCGTCGGCGACATGCGTGCCGACCAGATCGAGATCAAGGCCGACCTCAGAGAAGTCAAGGCCGATCTGCGGGACCACTCGCAGCGGCTGCGCATCGTCGAGCACGTCGAACCACCGAAGCGCCAACGGAGGAAGCCAGCATGAGCCGTCACCTGTTTACCCGAGCGTTCTGGGCTGACGCCGCTGAGCGTGCGATCAAGACCGCCGCCCAGGTCGCTCTCGTCGCCATCGGCCAGGACGCTGTCGGCGCCGATCTGTGGGGCGCCAACCTCGGCAACGTCGCTGCGCTCGCAGCGTCGGCGGCGCTGGTGTCGCTGCTGACGTCGATCGCATCCGCTCGAGTGCCGGGCATGTCGCCCGCCTCGGTCGTGCCGCCCGGTCTCTGAGCCGGGCACCAACGCCCGGTGTGCGCCGGGCACAAC